AGGATAAGCCAATCATCTGATGGGGTTGCTCCCATCCGATTTGTTTAGCAACCATGGGAGTTAAATAAAGAGCAGATGCTGTACCAGATAAAACTGTTACTGCGCCTTGAATTACATTCTTTACTTTTTTCCAGTCAGTACCTATAAGTGACCCAACAAATCCAGCAAGCAGCGTGTTTAAATCAATCTGAAACTTATCCATCACTTACCACCTAACTGAACTGGAGGAACTGCAAATGGGCCACCAGACATCTTTAATGAATTATCCAATTGCTGCCAAAGTGTAAGCCTTGACATATCGTACCAATCTTTCCAAAACGATCTGCCAACTAACGACGGGTCATCAAAGTTCTTTAACGCAAGCTTTGTTGCTGCGTAACATGGAAGAGCTTTCAATAAGATGTCATCTGGAGCAAAACTGTAAGTGCCACTACCCGTTGTAATCGCAGCAGGTGTACTAGCGCCAGTTAGTGTTACGACTACAGTAGATGTCGGTGTTTTGTACAACCCAATGTCATATGGACCAGATCTGAACCAATGCGTTGGTGTTCCAGTTGTCAAAGTATATGACGTGTCGTAAGCGTATAGCTCTGGTTCACCAGTATGTATTAGTGCTGTGCCACCAATAGATGCAATTTGCGGAAACCAAATAACGGTGTCAGCGTAAGTTCTAACACGTGCAGTTGACGTAGTCAACGCGACGGTTGCTGTTTGATAGCAACACGAACGGCACATTTCATTTGCGCCTTCAATTAAATAATCAAGTAAACCTTCATCAGAAGAAATTGTATATGTAGCACTACCTACACCAGTAGCTCCATTGCCGGTGGCGATTTCGCCTACTACTGAAAGATTTGTTTCATTTAAAAGACGGAGCGTTTCATATCGCAGGTCTGTAAAACTAACAGCCATTAGACAGCTCTCCTTGCATACGTAGCAGCAAATGATTCAACTTGGCCTAATCTATCAAGATATTCATTTTTAAAAAGCTGTAAACCATCACCATCACGCATTTGTAATGCCCTCATGTACAACGTTCCATACACAAGACAATCGTGTGCGACTTCTGGTAAAGGACATTCTGTTGCATCTGTATTCGGTAAGGCTGCGCCATTTGAGTCATATGCCCAATACGCACCGGGTTGTGAATAACCTTCTACTAAAAGGCCTTGGGTTACTGCAACAGATGGAGTTGGATAAAGAATAATTGCATTCATGCCACGAATTACAATTACATCTGGGACTGAGTCAGAGGTTCTGTGTCTGTACTCGTCAACCATTTGATTACTAAATGAAAGAAGTTCCGGTTGAAAATATTCACCTGAACCATCTTTGGCTTTCAATACACGTATTTTATAAATGTCTGGAGCACAGTAATCAGATGTGCCAGCAATAATGTCAAGATATCTTCGACCAACCAGACAGTCAGTTTTTCTAGCTATCTGGTTGGCTGATTCAAAGATAGTGAACTCTAGGCCAAATGGATCACGATCGGATTCAGAACCAAAATAATGTCGGCCCATCATTCTAATCTTTTGTTTAATTTGACCTAGATTCATATTAATTACCTAGCTACGCCAGTCCTTGCAACTGCAAGATATGCATCACGCAGTACCGCAATACCAGCAGCACTGGCTCCACCAAATGCCGCAAGGCGGATATATGGTTTTGCGGATGTAGCAACAGGAATCATAATCTGTCCACCTACACTAGCTCCTGATGTAGCACACTTAGTAAACGTAAGTGCTGGTGTACCAGATGCAACCACAGTCAAAATTGACAATGGGAACATGTTACTCTTAAGCGTTGTGCCCTGCGGACCCGGATACCGAATACTGAATGTTGTAGCAGAAGGAACAGTCGCAACTTCAACAACATTTCCCACAGCTGCAGCTACAGACTCATGGTTATTACTAAGGTTGATTGTAGTCGCAGCAGTTACAACCAGTAAATCTCCGGGCTGTAATCCATGGTTGGCATTTGCCGTAAGTACAGGAAATGTACCAGCAGCAATAGTACACACAACAGTACCGTTTGATGGGTTCGTACCCGGCAATGTCGTTTCACCTGTGCCAATTGTATTCCAGTTAATAAGGTCATCAGATGCTTGAACAACAAATTGCTGAGCCGTTACAAGTGCAGTTGCTGCACATGCATCAACAATAACAAACATGTCATTTCGGTTTGAATGTCCATGAAGAACCTGTCCATTATTTGGAACGTCTTCAGCATATGGAGCGCCAGTACCAACAGCCGTTTGTGTGTATCCACCCCACGCAAGTGGACATGAAAACACTTGGTTAGTTGCTGTATTACCAGTTGGTGCAGCAGTACCAGTTAATCCAACAAATGACGTCGTAAATGACGTAATGTTAGTTCCGGGCACAGCAACCGTTCCGGCGGATGCACCAAGTACACCAGATCCAAAACGGAAATTCAATTTAAAATCTCTTGCCATAATTTCTCCTTGTTAAGCTACCTTGAAGTTCAGGCGTCCAATTGCACGGGTGTGTGGAATCCAAAGGCCACAACCCCACTCAAAGAGAATGTTGTGCATAATGCCGTTTTCTTGCGATCGACCAAGATTCTCTGGCTTGAATGGCTTTGGCTGCCAACCCTGTACATATCCAGTCCCATAACGAACTGCATACATTGTTGTAGTATTGGTTACTGCAGCTGTACTACCATCAGAAAGAACAGTGGTAGCTGGAAGCGATACGTCGTTTGGAATAACCGATGTTAAACCATCAGACTTACGTCCAACAACACGAATCTTTGCATTCTTGTACATTTCAACTGGGCGATCGTAGTTGTCTTGAGTAATATCAAAGCCACTACCAATTCCCATAACGCGGATGGAAGCTTCAATAATACGCTTACCAACCTCAGACACATACAAGACGATGCCATCACCATCTGGTGCATTCATGTTGTCAAACAATGTTTGAATGTCATACATGAAACGGTTGGCTGCACCAGATCCAGCCGTAGCTGAAGATGTTGCTAGAAGGTTGGAAAGAGACATGTTCGATGCAGCATTAATTGTCATGTCAGTAGCCATGTCAAACTGTGCAGCATTGTTCAAACGATACTTAAGTCCGGGGAAACAGTCAGGCGAGTTACCCGGAGCGGAACTTGTTGGGTCGTTATTAATGAACTTGTCATTAAAATCGTAACTGAAACCCTCAAGGAACATCTGTACCTGTGCGTCAACAGGGTCAATGATGTTATTAGGTTGCTCAAGTAGAACCTTATCAATAGTAATCTTATTGCGCAGAAGGAACATCTGCTCTTCGTACTGTTTTGGTTTACCCTTAACTGCCTGTGGTTCAGAGTTAATACCAGTCCAGTTTGGAGTAGGAATACCACTGTTGGTATAACGCATACCAATTTGACGTAAAGATGGAGATGTGTAGAAAGGAATATCCTTTACAGCATTCCACGTTTGATGCAAACTTTTTGTGATCTCTTTTACGAGCGGGTCGTTAGACAGAATTGCCTGATCCGCTAATGTAAGAGCACCATTGAAATCGATAGCCATTTCTTAGCCTTTCAAAGTCCGTTGTTATTCTTGCCAATTCCCATTAGTCTACTGAATACTCCACCTAAGCCTCGCGTAGGTGTCGTCTCTTGAACTAAGGGCTGTGCAGATTCTGCAGTGTCGATAGGGATTGGAACGTTTCTTTGCGCTTCAAACATAGAAGCTAGTTCCGGCACAAGCGATTCAGCCATATTGGCAAGTTCAGTATGAACGTATGTCACAGCTTCAATTGGATCAATACCGCGTTGGACTAAATTGTTTACAATTTGCTCACCGCGTCTAGCGTATGGATATTCCCTAAAAGCTTGTTCTAATGCTTGTGACTGCTTAGCTTGGTTGACTTGCTCAAGCAGTTCATCGTATTTCATACGTTGAATTTCATAATCTGCAGAAATTCTAGCAGCGTCTTCGGACAGTATGTTTGCCTCAGACATCTGCGTATACTTCTGACGGATTTGATCTTCGTTTGCTTGTTGCTGTTTTTGTGCCCATGCATTCTGCAACTCACTACCCGATGTGTAACCATCGGCTTCGAGTGCTTGAATTACAGTAGCCCATTTTTCGTATTGGGATGCAATATCCTTAGCAGCTTTAGCTTGCTCATTTACTTCCCGAAATCTGTCGTAAGGGACACTTTCTGGAGTCTTCTGAGCACTTAACGCTTCAGTTAATTTCTGCCGGACTAGATCCTGTGGATCAGTTGCTTCAACCTCAATATCGTCTAACCAAGAAAAGTCTAATGTTTCTGACGTATCATCTGCGGTGTTTAACGCCGGTGCAGTTTCAGGTTCATTGGCGTATGAACTATCGTTTGTCAATAAACTACTAAGACCAATGTTGTCTGACGCCTCAGCTGGTGAGTCTGAGGTGCGTGTCACCATCTCTTCAGACATTTTAACTATACTCCTTCATTTTGACTTATGCCAGATTCAGGGCCTAAATCAGTCATCGCATACTGTTTACCAATATCAACCATCGCATAGTCTTCATTAGACTGTGCCTCAAGTCCAGCCTTTGCGGTTGCAAGCGCAATGTCTGCCTCAAGTTTTGCGGCTATCTGAGCCTTTATCTTTTCAATTTCAACTTGCGCCTTAGCCTGTTCAATCTGCATATTGAACTGCATAACTTGTGCTTGTTGTCCTTGTTGTGCTGCTTGTGCTTCTTGCTGCATCATCATTTGTTGTTGTTGTGCTTCAGCCATCTTGGCTTCTTGCTCATCAAGGTGATCAAGAATCTTAGTTGTTTCTGGCATGTTGACAAGTTGTACAAATAACCTGTTGGTAGCAGGATCCATTGGGTCACCAAAGACACCCATCTGTCGTAATGTGGCATACTTGTTTAATCTTTGGTCTGGTCCTTCGTCCATACTAGATCCCGGCACATATACAATCCTATACCGCCCACCATTGCGCAGAGCATCAAAGCGCATAACGCCTTGTTGAATTTGGTCTCTAGGTAACATTCCTCCTTCGATGTTTCCAACAAAGGGGACAATTGCAAACTGTTCAATTAAACTTACTTCCCACTCTTTAATACATGCATTACTGATTTCAATGTCAGCTCTCACATAAGAGTGCTGGGTGTTGTCAGCTTTCTGCAGCAACCTTACAGACTCGGCTGGCGTACCGGCTTGAGCCATACCTTGACTGACGTCGTGCAACCCTGCAACATCCATCATGTCCTTTTCAATCATTTGCAATAACGGGAATAGGTCAGCACCTATACCCGGTGCTCGTTGCACAGCAGGTGGCCTACTGCCACGGTCGTAATAAACCTTACGGTAGATTCTATTTTTATCTTCAACTGTATCGCTTTCTTTGTCGTATGCATCAGCACCAACAGAAGACAAACGCTCAATCAGTAAGTAGTCTTTCTGTGCTTCAAACTGCTCAAGTAATCTACTGTAAATACGATTGTATGTACTCTGTAATGACACTAAGTCAAATCCAAGACTGTATCCATATGGAGTACCGGCGCGTGGTTGCCATCGCAAAGGAATAAATGGAAATGAATCCTTTTTGTTGTATGGCCATGGACCAGCATAAAGTAATGTTGATTGTGTAGACACGATGTATCTACCGTTTTGATACAGCTTAGATGGCTTCTCCCAATACTCGTAAACTACAGCTGCATTCTTGCGTTTCTCGTTAGAGTTTGACGTAGACGATGAAGGTGGAACCCAACCTCGCCCGCCAGCATTAGCACCATCAATGTATGCATCTACATATCCTGAGTACTGACCAGTTAGTGCGTCTGCCTCAACTTTTTTGCCAACCTCACCGTATGAATCCACAAACCACGACAATGGCTTAATCATTGCATGGATCATCCAGCGTATGTCATCATCACGTTTTGCTGACGGGTCAATGTATACATCGAATGCTGGAAGGATCTGCTCTACAACATCTCCAACGCGCATCTCCATGTGACCAACAACACTCTGACCATCGACATCCATCTGTGGTACAACTTGTGTTTTACGACTATCCCAATAGACTTTTAAAAATGATGTACCGCAAACACATGCCCAGCGAACACGTTCTTTAGTTTGAGTTTCCCTGCCAAATTTACGGTTGTAGTGCTTGGCAATAAAGTTTGCCTCGTCACTGGCAGCTCTGTCTTGTGGGCTATCAGATAATGGAACAGACGTTGCATCTGGGGCACATTGAGTTAACTTGCCGACTACGCCGTCAATTAGTGGTCGTAATTTATTGACAGTCATATAGCGGTTTGGTTCATTTGGGTTTTGAAGGCGAATGATATTACGGCCCTGACTCCCAATGCGTAACCACTGTCTGCCCTCAAAAAATGCTGTTGCTAATGCCCATTCAAGTTCCATGTCTGTTCGTGCTTTTTGCGCACTATCAAACTGTTGCTGAACAAACTTAGTAACTTTGCGAGCTTCTTCTGGTTCGTCAAGTTCGTTAACTTTCCAGTCTTTAGGTGTTACATCTAATTCTAAATTATCTTTATCTTCAAGTCGTGGATCATCTAATGGAGTAGAGCCAACCGTACCTGTATTATTCTTTTTTTCAAATGCAGAGATGCGTGGTTTACCATTTCTTACTGCTTCTGAAAGTTTACTGATGTCGTACATTATAACCAGCCCTCGCGATCGTATATTTCTTTTGAGTATATCTTTATGTTCTTTATGTCACTCAAGATACGATAAGACATAACACTCGCAATGCATGTAGTTAAAGTGCAGATAAAACTTAATATTTCAATTACAACCATTCATCTAGGTTCCTATTCTTTAACCACTCTGGCTTATTGTTTGCATTACGTTTTTCACGCTCATCTACTTCTGGACATCTAACGGGATGTTCCCGCCACATAAGTCCATAACGTAAACTATCTATAGCGTGATCATTCCGAGTACCTGAGTCAATTTCATCAGCATCTTTAGTGTGCGTCATTGTGTCAGATAACTGCTTGATAATATTTGGGCAACCATTGCGGTTAATTACAAACTTTGGCTTGACGTTACCGTCAACCATTTCGGACGCCATAAGCCATTCTTTGACACGGTTCCATCCTGCTTTACGATCTTTAACTGCTCGTACAGCTGGCAGACCGCGCTCCCACCAGATCTCTACTGGATACTCACCTACTCGCTGATCAACCTTTTCAGGTGGAAACGTGTTAGCCCAGTCGAAAGCAATAGCCTCTAGTTTTGTATTGTATGCACCATGCTCATTAGCTTTGTTTTTTGGTTCAGCTATCTTATACTTTTTAAGCAGTTCAATTACACCGTCAACTTGCATGCTGCTAGTTTTTCCAGCCTCATACCATTCATGTAAGACATACACATTTTCACGCTCGTCACTTGCGTAGAGGATAAAACATGCTGGTGCTCCAGTACCAAAGTCATGACTTGCCCAGAATCTCCACCATGGTTGCACATCAATATGTTCTACTACGTGCCAACCATTTCCATTACTGTCAATTGGTTTAAACTGCGGGAAGAATAAACCACCTACACCAACATCGTGCTGGCACTCTCGTAAGAATGATATTAAACCAAAGTCGTCAATTTCTTTTTGGCATACCGCTAAGTTCTTGTGTTCCCATGCAGCACGTCCAGAGGTTATCTTCCACCCCATACGTCCATCATCTTTTTCAACAGGTTCATATATCAGGTCGTAGATTGCAGGAATAATTGGTGACTGTATACGGTCTTGCAACATATCAAGCTCACCAGATAAAACACGGGACATAACACTGTTGGCATGAATCCTATTCTGTACAAACACAATAGCGCAGTCAACGCTTTTAGCCGGAAGAATGGTAGCTGTAATGGTTCGGATCTTTTTTTCAACAGCATTAACGGAGTCATCTAATTCGTCGATGTCGTCCAAGATAATCATGTCTGGTCGTAGGTGATCTAACTTAACACCACGAGCACCTGTGTCCAAACCAAATGCTAGAACATTAAAACCATTAGCCGTGCGTAGTTTTTGTGCATTCCATCCACGAGAGAAACCGTATTGGTTAACAGCTCGCTCAATGCCACAACGCTCCATTACTCCGGCAATATCACTAACGTGCCTATTAGCAGCGTCTTGTGTTGCACAAACATATAGAAGAAAACGCCTCGACGCCTTTACTGCTAATCTACTGGATATTAATTCCATGGTGGTTGACTTGCCACCACCACGAAACCAACACTCAATCAAAGCAGGTGGAGGATTACCATTCTCTATACTCTCAGCCCAGTTCCATGCGCGTAAGTGATGGTCTCCCATTTTTGATGGTGCTGATTGTGGAGCGTAAACGCGCAACCAATCCATGTACGGCATATCGTGCCCTTGTATAGGAAAGGCTGTACCTCCGTCAAACGCACCAGTGTCTGCGTACTCGTTTAAGTCAGCTGTTACAGCTTCCAATAAAGCAACTGATAAATCCTTACCCGGACGAACAAACTTTTTAAAGCCACGAGGGGTAGCACGAGTATTAACTGATAACTTCTGCATCTAGTATCTCCTCTGCGTCGCTTTGATGTACCTTTAAAATTTTTGCAAACCCCTCAGATATTGCTCTTACTTGTTCTGGATCTCTTACAGTTTGCTTGACTACATTGAGTATCTGCATAATTAAACTATATGCTTGATCAACTTCAAGTGTGTATGATTTTGCATGCGCCATGCGTTGCTCAATCTCGATTACATCAGCACGTTTTTTAATCAAATCAAGAACATCATCACTAGCTCTTGATGAATCAATACCGTTACTAATTAACGTACCTAGTTTTTTAAACTCTTTACTGAACGCTTCTTCCGGAGCTACTCTACAAACATTATATTGATCACGCAGTTCTTCGTATAACTCTTTACTAATCCCATATGATGCAGCTTCAGCGCGGATATCAAGTACGGCAGTAATGTATGCAGTATCGTCCCGTAATGAATACAGGTCTGGATCCTCACGCAGTGCTTCTATTTTTTCAAGTAACTGTGGAGCTACTGTTGAAAATCGCTTTCGCTGCTGTGACCACAAACCTGTTTTAAACGTCGGGCTATCCGGTCCAACTAATGCTTTACCGCCATGATGCTTACAGAAATCTTTATCTCGCATTGCTGCAGCATTACACTGCCGACCGTCACCAAGTTGGGCAGCGCACAATTTAACTTGTTTGTTATTTCCATTTGTTATGTATCGCGGCTCTTGATCTGGCATAACATATATTATACCTACTTACCGTATTTTGGTAATTTTGTCTTTAGCCTTACTAGCTGCAATACCAGCCTTGTCCCCATATTTAGCAGCGTTATTTAACAGTAGAGTTTGTGGATGCGTTCTAGAAACAAAGCTTGCAAAGTCTGTTATCTTTTTATCCACAGTGTTCACTGCTTTTTGTGTAGCACTGCCCTTATACCAGCTTGGAGCTTTTGGTAATCGCCCACCAATGTTAATCGCATTATCTGCTAAGTCGTAAAGCATTGGGTTTACAAAGTCATCCATTGCCATGTCAGTTGCAAAGTTGAGTACCGCTTTTGCTGGATTAATTGCTTTTGGTAAAAACCCTAAAGAACTAGTGCCTCCAGTTTCGGGTATTAATGCAGCAGATGCAGCGTTTACGGCCATCTCCTCAAGTGCGTCTTTACCAAAGTTTGCAAGTTCAACCAACCCCGTTCCTACTCCAGCATTAATCTTATTTCGTATACCGGGCTTGGAAAATATATCAGCTTGATCTGGCGCTCTATTGAAATACCAAGATGCACCCTCAGATATTCCACCAAGTAAACGGCTTGGAGTTGCTTTTACATCTTTAACTTTTGACATGATGTATTTAGTAAAATCATTTTCCATTTTTCTTAGCCTCCTCAGCACTGAATGAACGTATTGCTGCTTTACCATATTCCTTTAAGGCTAAAAGAAGTACGGCAGCAAAACTCATTTTCTTGGCTTTTCCAATTAATCCGCCGAATCCCTTAGCTTCTGCATCAGCAATGATTTTGTTTTGAACTGCTTCAGGAATCTTAATACCCTCAACGTCTGGTGTGTTATCTTTACCTACCGACTTTGCGCTAATAGAAGTGTATACTTCTCCTTCACGAAAATACCTCTTGCTTGCTCGTACACGTGAAACTAATTGCGTTACTAACTCACGTACATTCCTTGTATCGATCTTGCCTTCATTGACTTGTTTTACAAAATCCAAGTAATCGCGTTTGCCAATCCAGAACTGCTTGCCTTCATATTCAAAACCAAGCCTATTACCAGCTTGCACCGGAGCTGATTCAAATGTAAGCCGTTTTACTATCGGTTCTTTTTTAATTAACTTTTGATCAATTAAATCTGCGTCCATTCCAGCTGGTAACATTCGC